AGACGGTTATTCCCATAATTATGGTCTCGTTGATGAGGAGGTATCCTCCGGTGTCCGGGCTCTTCGTAGCACATCGTCTGCGTATAATCAGGCATTGCCGTCTATGGTTGGTTTATCTGGTTCGCAGATTGAGGGTACTGCAGTAGGTGTTGTTCAGTCCGGTCAGTCAGGTCTGCATGCTGATTTGTCAACTGCAACTGCGTCCACGATAAATGATATTCGAGAGGCGTTTCAGATCCAGCGGTTTTATGAAATCATGGCTCTCAATGGCTCCCGTTACGAGGAAATGCTTAAGGCTATGTGGGGCGTGGTATCACCGGATTATCGCGTCATGCAGCCGGAATATCTCGGCGGGTCTCGGCATAATATCACTGTGAATCCGGTTCAGCAGACCAGTGAAACTACTGAGGCGCATAATCAGGGTGATTTGGCCGCGTATTCTTTCGTTGCTGGTACCAATGCCGGTTTTTCCAAATCGTTTACGGAGCATTGCGTCGTCCTTGGCATCTGTTGCGTCGATGCCGATCTTACCTATCAACAGAATCTTGAACGTATGCACACCCTTGATACGCTGTTTGATTTTCCTTTTCCTGTCTTCGAGAATCTCGGTGAGGAAGCAGTTCTCCGGCGTGAAGTTTATGCGTCCGGATCAGTACAGGACACTGCAGTTTTTGGCTATCAGGAGCGTTATGCGTGGTGTAAATCTCGTTTGTCAAAAATTACCGGCAAAATGCGTTCGGACGTTTCTGATTCTTTGGATGTTTTTCATCTGTCTGAGGATTTCGATACGTATCAGGAGCTTAATGATAATTTTATTCAGTCCAAGCCCCCTCTTGATCGTGTATTAGCTATTGCTGAGTCACAGCAGCCACACATGAAGGTTGATTTTTATCATCAGTATACTGTCGTTCGTAAACTGTGTGCCCGTGCTCGTACTAACAGGTATTCGCTATGAGTGCCGCGGCTCTTGCTGCCGGTGCGCAGGCTGCTGGTTCTGTATTGTCAAGTGCGGCCGGCATTATTTCCTCTGAGCGTCAAATGCGCTATCAGGAGCGTATGAGTAACACATCTCATCAACGGGAGGTACGTGATCTTAAAAAAGCTGGTCTCAATCCGATTTTGTCGCTCGGCGGTCAGGGTGCGTCGGCACCGCAGGGGGCTATGTTTACGCCTGATAATCCTCTGGCTTCTTTATCATCTGATTTGTCAACTGCCAAGCGTGTGAGTAGTCAGGTTTCCACAGACGCTTTAACTCGCAAATTGTTGGAGGAACAGATTGCGACACAATCAGCTGTCAAACTGGAGCAACAGGCTAAAGCTAATAATGCCCCGGCTCGGCTGGCTGCCGACCTGCTTTTAATTGACAGTCAGCGTAAATTGAATTCTGCGAATGCTGTGAAACTCGGTTATCAGGAAAATCAGCAGAAGCTTACGTCTGATGCTGCTAAAGTGGCTGCCGATGCTTTTGGTTCTGCTAAAAATCTTATCCACGGTACTGTTGACACTGGCAAATCTCTTGTCAATCGGGCGAAGGCTGAGGCTCTTGGTACTGTTGGTAAAATTCGTCAACGGCTTAATCGTTTTGGTAGCCGTTTTCGTCGTAATCCACCTGATCCTGCCGGAAGGAGGTGAATAATGCGATATCTTAACAAACGAGAATCTTCTCGTAATTTCCGCCGGTCTACCCGGCGTCATCCTGCTAATACATATGCAGGTAAAAATAGCCGGGGTGGTGTGCGCCTTTAGTCCGTGCGTGCGTTACGCGTGCGCGTTTGTCAATAGCACACTCCCCGGCGATTAGTGAAGGGCAGCAACGCTGCCCTTTCTTCTTGAAAGCGGATTTTTCGTGAGGAACGTAGCGATAGCGGAGTGGATTGCGAAAAACCGCAGCCAAGCGGAGCGCGGCAGTGTATATGTTAAGATTGGAGCTTAATCTATGGCATGTTTTGATCCTCTTATTGCACATCGTATCGTTAATCAGTCTACCGGTCTTATTTCTATCGTATTTAAACCCGTCGGGAAGATGCTCGAGACGTTTCAGGTTCCCTGCGGCAAGTGCGTCGGTTGCCGTCTTGAAAACTCTCGTAACTGGTCTATCAGGTGTCAACACGAGTACTTGTCACATGATAAATCGTATTTTCTCACGTTGACATATGCTACTAAACATCTTCCCGAAAATCGGTCTCTTAAACTGTCTGATATGCAGTTATTCTGGAAACGCCTTCGCAAAAATCAGGAACAGTATTGTCGTAAAATTCGCTATTTGATGTGTGGTGAATACGGTGCTCTCCGTGGCCGTCCTCATTATCATGCAATTGTTTTTGGTTTACATATACCAGATTTGATGTATCATTCTCCCGGTCGGGATTATTCACTCATGACGTCTGAAACCATTCAATCAATATGGGGTTTCGGTAAGGTTATCATCGGTCAAGCGAATATGCAGACTGCCTCTTATGTGTCAAGGTATGTTACCAAAAAAATTCCTAAGGACAGGCTCGCCCCCGGTCAGGTTCCGGAGTTTATTCGTATGTCTCGTAATCCCGGTCTCGGTACTGATTTTTATAAAAAATATCATTCTGATATATATACGGCAGATGTTCTCATTATCGAATCTCCCGACGGTCGTAAATTTCGGTTGCGTCCGCCGCGTGCGTATGATAAATTGTATGAGCGTGACCATCCTGCAGAATTTGAATTACTCAAACAACGGAGGCGTCAATATGCTCTAACCCAAAACAAAGACAATTCCCGTGATCGGTTGGCTGTCAAAAAACACTTGGCAGATGTATTTGTCAACCGTTATAAACGATCGGTTGATAACACTAATTGAAAGGTATTCTATGGAACTCGTTTGTCTACGCGATGTCAAAGCTGGCATCTATTTGAAACCCATTGTTGTTTCGTCTACCGTAGAAATTGTTCGCAGTTTGACGATTGCGATTAATTCTGATCAGGCGCAGTTGCCGCCTGATGTTGCCAAATTTCCGGGTGATTTTGAACTGTATCATGTAGGGTCGTTCGATGAACGTTCGGGTGTGTTGACTGTTGTTAATCCTCCCGGGTTTGTTGTTTCGATCGCTTCGCTGCGGGAGGTGAATAATGCGTAATCGTTTTATATCTCCCACAGTTCATGACTGTTCCAAATCCGTTCCTGTGCAACAGCAATTTCGCGATTCTACCCACATATCGGAGGTGATACGACGCTATGGTATGGATGCTCTCCCCGCTCCGGTTCCCAGACAACCCGGTGTCACTCTGGATCAGAGTATGTTGTCTGATGGCTATCATGATGCTCTACTTATTGTGCAGCAGGCTGATGCAGCTTTCAACCAGCTTCCTGCGAAAATTCGTGAGCGTTTCAAACATAATCCGCAGTTACTGCTTCAGTTTCTCAATGATCCGAAAAATCGCGATGAAGCGGTTTCGTTGGGATTGATCGAAGTTCCTGATGAAACTATTTCGTTGTCTCGCGAAACTATTGCGGAGCTGCAAAAACCGTCGAAGGCGAAGCCGAAGACTAAAGATGTAAGTGACCCCGATCCGGATGGTGAGGGGTCGGCCGGCCAAAACGCTTGATATAATAAGGCCGACTGACACCATCTATGTTGTGTCAGTCTTCTTTAATTAATTAATTAATTAACTGGAGGTTTTTATGGCTGTTCAGGTTCTTGTTGATCCTGTATCTATTTCTGTTCATAGAGCCGATGATGGTTGGCGTTATGAGTTGCATTATCGGGTTCTATCTATCGAAGGCCGTCAGAGATTTTCTACTGCATCGGAGGCCTGTAGAGCTGCTGTTGATGTTTCGCTTTCTGTTGGTAGTTTTGATCTGGTTGGAGGTTTTTGATGAAAACTATTGTCATTAATGTCCTCGCTTGTGCTGCCGCAATCGTCAATGAACTCACCGGTACCGCTCCCAGTGAGGTATCAATTGCGGTTATCACTATTCTCAATGTCGTTATTCGTCTCATTCGGAAGGGTAATTGTCTATGAAAGAGCGGTTGATTCCCTGTGCTTCTGCATCTTATTCCCGTTGTCTTAACAAATCCGTTCCGGTGCATTTTTGCACTGAGTCTACGCGGCAGGTTTGCCGTTTTTATGTTGAGTCCACTAATTCTGCCCGGGCGGATCGGGCGGATGAACCTCAAAATTTACAAAGGATAGGATCATGAAATCTGTTACCCAGTATGACTTCGGTACGCAGCCTGATGCTCAAACATCTCGTACTGCATTCCGTCAAAATTTTGGTACAAAAACTACTCTGAATGCTGGCTATCTCGTTCCGTGGTTTCAGGAAATTGTACATCCCGGAGACACGTTGAATTTGTCAACGTCCATTTTCGGTCGTTTGACTACGATGTTGCATCCGATCATGGATAATCTCATTTTTTCAACGTTTTTTTTTGCTGTCCCGCTCCGTCTTATCTGGAAGAACTTTCCGAAGTTCATGGGTGAGAAGGACAATCCCGGTGATTCTACGGATTATGCTACTCCCAAAATGCAATATCCAACTCTTGGGTATCAGCTGCATTCGATATTTGACTATTTCGGGTATCCTCTTGGGATTTCAGCTGTCAATGCCGCCGGTTTACAAACGCATTCGCTTTTCGCTCGCGCCTACAATATGATTTATCGGGATTGGTTTCGTGATCAGAATATTCAGGATTCCCCGTTTATCTCTGACGCCGACACTGCTGATGATCCTGCTAATTATCCTCTTCGGCGGCGTGGTAAACGTAAGGATTATGTTACTTCGTGTCTCCCGTGGCCGCAGAAAGGACCTAGTGTTCAGTTGCCCATTGGATATTCCGCACCTGTTTATGGTACTGGAATGTCGCTCGGATTGACAGATGGTTATTCTCATAATTATGGTCTCGTTGATGAGGAAGTATCCTCCGGTGTTCGTGCTCTTCGTAGTACCTCCTCTGCCTATAATCAGGCATTGCCGTCCATGGTTGGTTTAGCCGGTTCGCAGGTTGAGGGTACTGCAGTAGGTGTTGTTCAATCCGGCCAGTCAGGTCTGCATGCTGATTTGTCAACTGCAACAGCGTCCACGATAAATGATATTCGGGAAGCGTTCCAGATCCAGCGTTTCTACGAAATTATGGCTCTCAATGGCTCTCGTTATGAAGAGATGCTGAAGGCGATGTGGGGAGTTGTATCTCCGGATTATCGCGTCATGCAGCCGGAGTATCTCGGCGGTTCTCGGCACAATATTACCGTTAATCCCGTTCAGCAGACAAGTGAAACTACTGAGGCGCATAATCAGGGTGATCTGGCCGCGTATTCGTTCGTTGCTGGTACCAATGCTGGTTTTAGTAAATCATTCACTGAACACTGTGTTGTTCTGGGTATTTGCTGTGTCGATGCTGATTTGACGTATCAGCAGAATCTGGAACGTATGCACACGCTTGATACTTTGTTTGATTTTCCGTTTCCTGTTTTCGAGAATCTTGGAGAGGAGGCAGTTCTTCGTCGTGAGGTTTATGCGTCCGGATCAGTTCAGGATACTGCAGTCTTTGGCTATCAGGAACGATATGCGTGGTGTAAATCTCGTTTGTCAAAGATCACTGGCAAAATGCGTTCTGATGTCTCTGATTCTCTGGATGTTTTTCATCTCTCTGAGGATTTCGATACGTATCAGGAATTGAATGATAATTTTATTCAGTCGAAACCTCCCCTTGATCGAGTTCTTGCAATTGCCGGTTCAGAGCAGCCACATATGAAAGTGGATTTTTATCATCAGTATACTGTCGTTCGTAAACTGTGCGCCCGCGCTCGTACTAATAGGTATTCGCTATGAGTGGCGCTGCTCTTGCTGCCGGTGCGCAGGCTGCTGGTTCTGTATTGTCAAGTGCTGCTGGTCTTATTTCATCTGAACGTCAAATGCGCTTTCAGGAGCGCATGAGTAATACATCTCATCAGAGGGAGGTACGTGATCTTAAAAAAGCCGGTCTCAATCCCATTCTTTCGCTCGGCGGTCAGGGTGCGTCGGCACCGCAGGGGGCTATGTTTACGCCTGATAATCCTCTGGCTTCTTTATCATCTGATTTGTCAACCGCCAAGCGTGTGAGTAGTCAGGTTTCTACAGACGCATTAACTCGCAAACTGTTGGAGGAACAGATTGCGACACAATCTGCTGTCAAGGTGGAGCAACAGGCTAAAGCTAATAATGCCCCGGCTCGGCTCGCGGCCGACCTACTCTTGATTGACAGTCAGCGTAAATTGAATTCCGCCAATGCCGTCAAGCTTGGTTATCAGGAAAATCAGCAGAAGCTTACGTCTGATGCTGCTAAAGTTGCTGCTGATGCTTTCGGTTCTGCTAAAAATTTGATTCATGGTACTGTTGATACTGGTAAGGCTCTTGTCAATCGAGCGAAAGCTGAAGCTCTTGGTACTGTTGGTAAACTGCGTCAACGGCTTA